GCAACTTTGTCATTTTTTGCTTTATTGATTTTACTAGATGGCGTACCCATATACGAACCACCTTTAATTCCAGAATGAGATTCGCTCGGAGTTTTTGTAGTTGTGTGTTTATATTCATAAGTTGTTGTTTCTTTTTTACCTTGTTCATTATTAGATTTGAGATTAGATGTACCATATTTAGGTGCTTTACCTTCTGACTGTACACTTTCTAACTCTTCATCTTCATCCATAAGACCATCAAGCATATTCATAAGTGAATCAATTTCAGTTTCTTCTTGTGGCTCATCAGCAAATTTTAAAGCGTTCATTAACATAAACTCTTCTCTTGATGGACAATCTTCATCTTCTTCATCATGTATTTGGTCATAGCTTTCATCTAACATTCTTGCCCAGATTTCTCTAATCTTAGCCTTAAACCTTTCTAGTTCTAATGTATTAGATGTATCGTTAAATATGTCCATTAAACTTATCCTTGCTTAGTCGTTTTTTTTCTCTCATAGCAAATCTAGTCATTTCGTAACCATAACTAGGTCTGACATCATTGATTGAGTATATTCTATGTGCAGGTTTGCCACACTTAGGACACTCTATTCCCATTTTCATTTCATCATAGGAACGCAATTCTTCACTTACATGATTTTGTTCACATTTAAAATCGTAAAAAGGCATCATTACTCCTAATTAATTCAGAATAACCCCCTCGTTAGAAGGGGTTACAACTTAATTAACTATTAAGTTCCTGGTACTACAAACGCAACACCTGCATCATTACGAAGTTCTGCAACTCCATAAATAGTATCAGAAGTGAACAAGTCACCTAAGTACTCTTGCTTGTACTGTGTCTGTGAGCGAACACCAACTTGCTCAGCAAGTACTAGAGCATCTTTGTGCATTAATACACCTACTCTATCAGCACCAGAGTTACCTGAAGCTGAAGGACAATTAGATGAGATAAAGATATCAACACCATAAATTTGTCCAATCTTGCCAGTTTTGATAGCATCACCAGAACCAATGAACTGTTGCTCTGTGAATCTGTTGATTCCAAGCATGTCATTAGCACAGATTGGTGGAACTACCATTACACGATTGTCCATTGGAACATCTGCATCATCAAGAGTCAAAAGCATTCTACGAATACCTGCATCTGTGATGTCAGCAGCGTTTGATGAATTACCTGTGTAGTCAGTAGAACCATTAGAACCGATTACTGCTTTCTCGAAAGAAGCTGCACCAGAACCACCTACTGTACCACCTTGTAAACCCTCTGTAAGGGCAAACAAGTCAGTATCTACTTGCTTAGCAAGAGCATAACCTGCGTCATCCGTGTAGAATTTACGCATTGATGCTAGTGCTTGTACTTCAGCAATATCTTCGATTAGCTTTGAATACTCATAATGCTTATCAATACTTACTGTTACTTTCGTATTAGTAGCTGCTGATAGTGTTACTTGTGTGTTTGCTGCTTTTGCACTTGCACTACCTCTAGCGGGTACTGGTATATATATAGTATCCCCTTTTTTACCTTTGTGAGATAGTTTAGTTACTAAATTAGCAACCACTAAATTTGACTTATACGCACCAATAACTTCATCGCTCCATAGTTCGGGGATAAAGTTATTAGCTACGGAAGTCGTTACTTGGTTTGAACCTAAAGCCATTTTACTTCTCCATTAAATGATTATTTAACCCTACCTTCTGCATACGCTTCCTGTATTTCATCAGAAAGTGCAGCATAACGATTCGGGTCTGTAATTTGCAAGTTGATTAAATCAGACCTGCGGTACATTTTCTTGCCACCGACCGATTGTGTGGAACGAGTTTCAGATACAGTTTGTCGTAAAGCCTTTTTAGATTTTTCCTTTTCTTTCTTTTGAACCTGTTTGGTTTTTTCAACCATATTGATTTTGTCATACATATCAAAAAGTTCAATAGCAAAGTCTGGTCTATATTCTGTGTCAGCTTTACGGAAAATATCTTTCCTTATTTCACTAGCACCAACCCATGCTTGAAAATCTTTGTCTGCGACACGAGTTTCCCAGTCTGGATATGCTTTTTCAAGAACACTAAGTTTTGCTTGTTGCTCTTGTTGTGCTATTTGTTGTCTAGCTTTGAGTACATCTGGATGTTTTTCTATAGCTTGATTAACTGCTTTCGCAGGGTCAGTATAAAAAGCATCTTCAAAACTAACTTCCTCTTCTTGTGGCTCTTCTATAGTAGCCTGTGCTTTATTTTGTGCCTCTAATAAACTTTGGATTAATTTCCGTTGTTCTCCAACTTCTGAACCCTGTTTACCTAATGCCTGTTCGACATTCTGGTGCATTTCAATTACCTCTTCAAGAGTTTTTCCCGCATATTTAGCAGGTATATCAGCTTGTGGTGTTTCTTCAACTACATTACCTTCTGGTTCTGCTGTTGTTTCTAACTCAACTGCTTCTTCTACTACTGCTTCTTGTACAGGCTCACTTGCCTCTGGTGTGCTTTCTACTACTATACTCATTTTTTCTCCGCCCACTATGGGTTATGAAGTTTAACTATGTCGGATTTCCATCTTGGAGTTCTTCCAACGCTATTGTAGTTGCAGTATCTAAACTTAATATAAAGTTTATAATACGCAACTGACCCTTGATAATCCAAAGGTCTTGCTCAGAATTAATATTATTTATATTAATAATATTAGATTCTAAATTTTTTAAATCAGCACATAAATCGTGCCAACCTTCTACTTCCATCATAGACATCCTGTCCATTAGGAATTGTTCGTCTGTTTTAGCCATATATTATTGTACTCTTGTACTTATAGGGGCTGTTTTACCTGCTTGTTTTGCTTTAGCAAGGTTTAATATTGTTTCAGATTTTAAATGTTCTACTTCTGGTAGGTTTCTAGCTGTTTCAGAAATCGTATTAGCCATATCTACCTTATCTTTTTCTATTCCCATTGCTTCTCTTTGCAACTTAATAGCTTTAGCTTGTGCATCTATTTCAGTTGGTACTAATGCTGCTGCTTCTGCTTGATGTTTAAGTGCTCTAGCGTTTTCTTCTGCTGCTTCTGCTGTTGTTTTCTGTATATCAGCTTGTGCTTTTTGTATTTGCAATTGTGTAGCCATATCTTGCATTTGTTGCATCTGTGGGTCTGTTTGCATCCCTTGTTGCAGTCCAAATACAATTTGGTCACGGTTATGAATACTAGAATTTTGGAACATAGCTAGTAATATTACATTAAATGCAGGTGAATCAGCAGGTATTGACTGTAACATCTGTACCATTTGCTGCATTTCTAACTCTTTTGCCATTATACCCATAGTAGAGTAAGGCACAAATTTGTAATCAGTAACAGGATATCTATCAACATCAAACTGTATCTTCCGATACATAGCTTTGTTTATCATAGGTATCAAAAATGTATTCTGGAAATTCATTAAGGTGCGTTTTTGACGCTTAATAGAAGCTGACTGCATCATAGACATACCACTTGCAGTTTCTTGCTGTGGCATAGACATATCTGCACTACCAGTACCCATTTGAATCATGTTTTGTAGACTAGCTACTTGATTAAATGTACTGCCATCCATCACACCCATGTCTAATGGCATGATTGCATCTCTAGGATTACCATTAGTTAGTACAGTTTTGCCTGCTCGTACCTCAAATTTACTTCCACGAGGTAGTCTGGTAGCGTCAGCAGCCATCATCATAGTGTTTCGTAGTGCCATTGAGTCTATTCTGGCTCTCATCTCGGCATCTAGTGCTTTTTGTGCGTTATATCCTTTTTCAACTACACCCCTACCCCAAAAGCGGTTAGGAATAATGTCATGTTGGTACGCAACAAAAGGTCTGTCTTTCATCATAAAAGCATTTTCCTCTACACGCAAGATATATTCATCATTACATATAGTTACTACTGCTTCTACTAACTCATCTTTTTTAGAATACTCAAAATCATCCTTATCAGCTTTAGCTTTTAAGAATCGTTTAGGTACAAGACCCCAATATTCTGTAATTTTTACTGAATCAGACTCGTCAGCACTTTTTACTTCGCCATCAAACCCTAATTTAGCAGTATCATAATCACCATCAAGGGGAACATCACGATAAATGCCAGACTGTATGCCCTCTACTACATGATATCTAGGTTTAATAACTTCGTGGGCGACACCTAGTGCGTCATCTATTGAATGAGCAGAAGGGTCAAACAAAAATTCGTGTGGTTGTATAGGTTCTACTTTAACATCTATAGAAGAATACTCAGTAATACCACGCATACCTGTCATTGAACCTTCTACAGGTTGCTCTGATGGTGCTCTTTCTACAGTTTGTTGTACCACAATTTTTGCAATACCTGTTCCGTAGATTGCAGCGTTTAAAAATACCTCACTAATAGCATCTTTACAGCCAGTTTTTTCTAAATCTTCTTGTAATAAATTCCTTATGTACTCTGCTTCACTATTATCTTGGTCAAGCATGTCATCTTGTATATCGAACCATTTTCCCCT